TTCATTATAGAGCGCAGAAACATGAAGTATATATAAAGGACGATAAAAGAAGAATTTTTACCGCTGACACCTACGGAGCTTTAGAAGTCGATGCACCACACGAAGCGAGCTTCACTCCTTACGATGAGGTGACGAAAGAAATGGTCGAAGGCTGGCTAGAAGCTGGACTAGATACCGAATCAATCGAAGCTAATTTAGATGCACAGATAGAGAACTTTTTAAATCCTCCTATTGTGAACTACGGACTTCCATGGTCGTAATTAGAAACAAAAAATAGTAAATTACGTTTATTAGCAAACAAACAACAAAATAATGAAAATCGATTTAAACTTTAACTTAGTAGACTTAGATGGTAAAGCCATCGAGAACGCTAACGCTGGGAAGCTAGTAGCTAGTGCATTAGTTCAACAATCTAAAGGCGATGCCTTAAAGTTTTGGGATTGGGCGGTAGCACTAAACAAAGGCGAGGTACTAGACTTAGACTCTAGCGACCAAGAAACATTTAAAAACTTTGTAAAGGATAACGAGAACTTCGCTATTATTGCAAAGGCTCAAATTTTACATAAACTTAAAAAAGACTAAGCGGTGTTAAACTCCCTCCCAGACTGGTTCACAAATATCTTAACGGCTTTAGTAGCTTCTTTAGCAACGTACTTTAGCACACGCAAAAAAGAGAATATTGAAATACAAGGGGGGGAGTTGTCTAATACTAACGAGGCTATTAAGATTTGGCGTGAACTAGCTCAAGATATGACCGACAAAGTAAAAGAATTATCTGAGAAGATTGACATATTGACCGCCGAAGTACATAGTCTTAAAAGCGAGAACTCTTCGCTTAAATCCAAACTAAATCTATTAGATGAAAATAACGAAGTTAAGCCAAAAAGGACTAGAGCTAATAAAGCAGTTTGAAGGCTTGAGCCTTACTCCTTATGTATGCGCTGGGGGTATAAATACGATAGGTTACGGGAACACCTACTATACGAACGGTAAGAAAGTTACCTTAAAAGACCCAAAAATTACACTACAACAAGCCGAAGAGCTTTTAAAACATTCCCTTTCTACCTATGAAAAAGCGGTTGATTCATTTTGCCGTGACGATATATCTCAAGGGAATTTCGATGCCCTCACTTCTTTTGCTTATAATCTAGGCATAGGGGCACTACAAAAATCTACACTTATCAAGAAAGTAAACGCTAACCCTAAAGACGTTACCATAGCGGATGAGTTCCTTAAATGGAATAAAGCTAATGGACGTGTTTTAGTTGGACTTACTAGACGTAGACAATCGGAGGCTAACCTTTACTTCTCATAATATGCGAAAATTACTTATTCTTTTGGCTTGTGTTAGCTTATTATCTTGTAAGCATACAAAGACTTTAACCGAGTATAAAGAACTCGTTAGAATTGATACAATAAAAAGCGTGAAAATAGTAGAAAAGTATAAGGCTATTCACGATACATTGACCATCGTAAACCCTTGCGACTCTAGCGGGCTTCTAAGCAACTTTTATTCTAAATTGGTACTACCACAAGGTAAGGTTATTATTCGCTCGGTAGGTGGCAATATTCAAGCTCAAATCGATATAGACTCTATGAGAAACGAGATAGAGAATAACTATCGTAACTCTCAAGTGAAATGGATTGAGTATCGAGATAAAGAAGTTATTAAGTACCGAGTACCTACTTGGGTAGTTGTTCTATTGTTAATAGAGTTTCTAGCTTTAGTAGCTTGGATATACCTTAAATTTGGACTAAATGGATTTAAATAGCGATAGAGTTAAAGCAATCAAAGAACACTTCTACTCTACTAACATGACTAGAGCAGACTTTGAGCGGGAGAATTGGGAGAACTACGGATATAAAGACTTAATTAACTTCCACAAGGCACTTACTCGAATGGATATTTCTGTAAAGAAAAGGTCGCAATATTGGAAACAAACTAGACCAAGTGCTAAAATAGAATCCTTTAACCTAGATGAGGTCGATAACTTTGGAATTGAAGAGAGCTTAGGTAAAGAATATACTAGCTTTCGCATTACAGAAGACTTTAAAAAGGTCGGTATTCTATCGGATATACACGTACCTTATCACTCTTTAGAGGCTTTAACTTGTGCTATTAAGCATCTAAGAAAAAATAGTATTGATTGCCTCATTCTTAATGGCGATGTTTTTGACTTCTACGCTATTTCAAGACACGAAAAAGAAAAGGATTTACGGGACTTTGCTAGGGAGATTGAGATGGGTCGCAACTTTCTACAAAAGATAAGAGATATATTCCCATTAATTCCTATTTATTACAAGATGGGTAACCATGAGAATCGCTGGCAAAGATACCTTAATGAACAAGCCGAAGAGTTCGCCCAGTTACACGAGATGCAATTCGAGCAATTCTTTAGACTAGATAAACTTGCGATTACTTACGTACCCGATTGGCAAGGGATAGAGCTAGCTAATTTATTAGTGGCTCATGGACACGAACTTCTAGCTGGAGGTATGAACCCTTCGCAATCTACCTTTAATAAAACATTTTGCAACACCTTAATAGGTCACGTACATAGAACGACAAACACTATTAAAAAGAATGGTTTTAAAGAGTTTATTCACACTTATAGTACTGGATGTCTAACTCAATTGTCTCCCAAGTATTACCCATTTGCCCAACACAATCACGGAATGGCAGTTGTTACTATTGAAAATGGTAAAACTAAAGTAGATAATATAGTTATTAAAGATGGAAAAATAGTTTAACTTTGTATAAAGCAACTGCAACTGCTAACTACAACATTAACGGCTCATTTTATTTACAAGACGTTGCAGACTTGTATTTAATTTGAGCCTTTATATTTTATGGAAATTTGGAAAGATGTAAAAGGTTACAAAGGTTTTTATTGGGTTAGCAATTATGGTAGAGTAAAAGACTCTAATAAAATGATACCATTTATAAATATTAAAACTGGATACGTGCTGGTTTATTTAAGTTTAGCTAAAAAGAATATGCTTGTACATAGGTTGGTAGCTAATGCCTTTATGAATGATTTTGATAGTAAAAAAATGGTTAATCATATTGATTTCAATAAAGCAAATAATCACTTATCTAATTTAGAAATGGTTTCAAATAGGGAAAACCAATGCCATTCTATTAAATCAAAGAATAAATATATTGGCATTTCATTCCACAAGAAGTTAAATAAATGGACTGCTCAAATTATGATTAATGGAAAACTAAAATACATTGGTAAATTTTTAACTGATATAGAAGCTTATAAAGCAAGAATTGAATTTGAACTACAAAATGGTATTGTAAATAAATATATTTAGCGTAAATTAGATTGTTTTTCATAGTGTTAGCCGAAAGGCGATAGGTTTAGAATTGTTTATTGAATGCCCTTAGATATTGTCTATGGGCATTTTTGTTTGAAAGAAATAATTAATAAAAAATTTAAAAAAGATTTTTTTATTTAAAATATAGTCGTATCTTTGAAGTGTCAATAAGGCAAAACAATTCTAAACACAATCAAAATGAAAGAGCATCTAAAACAAATCGACAAGAACGACATAGCCGGAGCTATTATAATCTCCATGTTTGCTTACATTACTTATTACATTATCTACTTTATCCAACATATCTAATGAGCATTTTAAAAGCACAATTCCAAGACTCATCCGGAATCTACACTATGACTTGGTCATATAATCCAGAGCTTTGGCAAGCAAGAGATATTATATCTCACGAATGCCATAAATCAAATTCTAAACTTGTAAACATTATTTCAAATGAAAAACTTAATTAAAGCACTATCGGACTTTCAAAATGAATGCCCGATTATCCACAAGGATACCAAAGGACATAACTACACGTATGCCGACTTGCCTCAAATCTTTAGCGTTATTAATCCGCTACTTAAAAAGCATAAGCTTTGCTTTACTCAGCTATTACAAGACAACGGAATTAAGACTATTCTTTTCCACGTAGAGAGTGGAGAATATTTAGAAAGCTTTACTACTATTCCGATTGTAAAATTAGGTGCTATGAATGAGTATCAGAGTTACGGAGCGGGTGTTTCCTACTTTCGTCGTTATGCTCTTTCGAGTTGCCTCGGGATTGTGACCGATAAAGATACGGATGCTGCAGGTGTACCGGTGGCACAATCTCCAAAGTTCCGTTTAGATATGCTTAACAACGTATTTAACGTAGGCGAGCTAGCGGTTCTTTACGACTCGTTTAAGTCTACTTTAACAGATTCAGAATTACAAGCTTTTAAAACACGCAAACAACAATTAACAAAATAACAATGGGACAATTAATTAACGCTCAAATCAACAAGTCAAAACTTCAAGGCTTGGTTCACTACACGAACAAACGCACAAACGAAGAATCGGTAAACATTACTATCTCTTTAAACGATGCGCCAGACCAGTACGGAAATAACGCTTCTATTTGGATTTCGCAAACCAAAGAAGAGCGTGATGCAAAAGCACCAAAGGTTTACCTAGGTAATGGGAAAGTTATCTATGATTCTAATATGCCTAAACAAAATGCTCCGGAAATTCCTAGAGAAGCTCCTACTACTTTAACCGATTTGCCTTTTTAATATGTATAAGCAAGGATTAACATTTACTTTCTCACGTAGCCCTTCTAATAATTGGAGGGTTACTAAAAATTTCGAATCTAAAATAGAGTTTGATTCGTTTTTAAAAGAATGGAAGGATAGCGGGTTTGAACTTATATCCGAAGAAAAGGTAGTTATTGAACCTCAAATTTACCCACAAGTTTTAAAGCTTGATTTAAAAAGCAATGGTGGAAATTATTTCACGGTTATAGAAAGGTTTAAGACTAGCGAAGAATATGTTAAGTATTGTGATTACAAGCTATTAGAAGGATTTAAAGTAATAGGCTCGGAGCCTTATAAAAATTTGTAAAATGAAAGTAAAGAAAATGAATTTATATCAGCTTTGTGCGGATAGATTAAACGCTAAAGGGGTGAAACCTTTTAGTGCTAGAGAATGGAGCTTACCTTTGATACAACAAACGGTATACGGAAAAGTAAACTACCCAGAAGTAATGGAAGAAATTAAACTTATAATGAAAGAATATGAAAAATAGAGAAATAGTAGACGTTTTAAAAGCCGATAGCGGACGTGAAATATTCATTTTTGAAACACGTAATTACAAGCTACACACGGGAGCAATGTACGAAGTAGAGTACAAATTAGGATTAGGTACTCAAGTTATGGTTAGTAGGTTATTAGATACAACCGAAGACAATAGAACGCTTATCTTTAATCATCCAGAAGTAACTAATAAAACAATTGGTATTCCTAACTGGAATATCGTAAACCTAACAAGACTATGACACCAAAGCAAAAAGCAACCGATTTAATTAAGAAATTTAAGGATGCACAAGTTAAGATTAAGCAAAGCAAAGAGGAGGCAATCGCAAGTAGCATATTATTTGTAGAATTGCTTTTAAACTACTCGGAAGTTAAAGACGTAGAGTATTGGCTAGAAGTTAAAAACGCTTTAATAGACCATAATTAAAATGAATAATTCATCATTTAACAACTGGCAACAATACATAGCAAAAGAGCTAAGTAAGGATTATAAAAAGCTTTATTATTCGGCTAAATACACTAAGAAAAAAGAGGTAAAAAAAGTTTTACTTTCTAAAAATTAGGTTTATATTTGAGGATAATAAGCCAAGCGGGTTAGAGCGGTTGGGTTATTTAAGGGTTAAAAAACCACGTGAGCCAGTTCTATTCTCTAACATAGACTGGCTCTATTTTTTCATAGGATGCAAAAAAGAAAAAGCATTACAAAGAAAACTCGGTTTGAGGTATTCAAACGAGATTCGTTCACGTGCCAATATTGTGGCGCAAAAGCTCCAGATGTAGTTTTAGAAGTAGACCATTTAAATCCTGTTAAACATGGTGGTGATAATGATTTACTTAATTTAATTACAAGTTGCTTTGTATGTAATAGAGGCAAGTCAGCTAGAAAACTATCAGATAATTCTGTTTTAGAAAAGCAAAGAATTCAGATTGAAGAGCTTAATATTCGAAGACAACAACTTGAAATGATTTTAGAATGGAGAAACGAATTACAAAAAAGCTCAAATTTTGAATTACAAAAAGTAAATGATTATTGGTATGAGAAATTTAAGCCATATAACGTTATTAATCCTGAAGCTATGTTTTCAAAACATATAAAAAAGTATGGATTAATAGAAGTATTAGATTGCATTGATATTGCTCATGAGTCGTATTTTTTTGGTAAAAAAGAACACGCTGAAACTGCTATAATTAGATTGGGTGGTATATTATATAATCGAGCTAATAAATAATATGGACATATACTCACTTTCAAGAAACTTTTGGGATTATTCATTTGAAAATCCAGATAGAATAAAGCCTAACCATGCTGCAGTATATTTCTTTTCTATCGAACATTGCAACCGATTAGGATGGAAAGAAAAATTTGGTCTTCCTACTACTATGGTTATGGAGGCGGTAGGTATTAAGAATTATAAAACTTATCATAATACCCTAATGGATTTGATAGATATAGGATTTATAAAACTTATAGAAAAGTCTAAAAACCAGTATTCAGCTAATGTAATTGCTCTAGTAAAATTTACCAAAGCACCTACTAAAGCACTTGACAAAGCATTGTCTAATCATAACACAAAGCAAGGTCGAAAGCAAGTCCAAAGCATTGCTAGTATAGATATACAATCTAACAATACTACAATCTTACCTAATTACAATATTACATTTAGCGAAATGCTTTCGCCTTATATTGAAAAACTAGGTAATGAATATGACAACTTCTTTTCTTATTGGACAGAAAAAAATAAAAAAGGAAAAGAAAGATGGCAGTGTCAAGATTTTTTTGATATTAGCAGACGAATTACAACATGGTTAAACAACAATTCTAAATTTAAAAACAATGGAGCTACAACAAACGAACCGAAACTCGGAACTAGCCAAGCAAGAATGGAAGCCCTTAAGAACTGGTAACGCTGAAGCTAATATAATTCTACAAGCTAGAAGCACTCAAAGCTTACGTTTAAGACACGAAGAGGATATAAAGCAAGTCTTACGTTACGCAATGGTTTTAGTAGGTCTTAGAGGCAATAATATGCCTAGCGAAGAAGAGAAATTTGTACTACTAAATTTCATTCGTTCAAACTTTGGAAACCAAACTCCGGAAGAAATTAAACTAGCTTTTGAATGGGCGGTAAGTGGTAAACTAAATATCGATGCTAAATGCTACGAAAACTTCTCTTGTGAATACTTTGGAAGAATTATGAAGGCTTATATTGATTACGCTAGACAAGAGACTATAACGGTTCAACAAGTAGAAGAAGTTGTCAAGGAAATTCCAAGCGATAGAGATTTGAAGATAGCAGCGATTAACTCGGCTAATATGTACGCTCAAGAAATGATACGATGTCAAGAGCGTAACATTAAAATGAATTGGATAGCCGGAGGTTTACACGTATTATACGACTACATCGTTAAGTTTGGAATATATGAAGCTAGCTTAGAAGATAAACAAAGAATTTATGCAAATAATTTGACTAAAAATCTGGACAAAGACGAGTTAATTATGGCTTGCAAAGCGCAATGTTATAAAGAGTTTGTAGAAAACCTAGCAGATTTTAAAGCATATTTGACTGAGACTGGAGAAATTAAACCTATTGAATAATGAAAGCAAAATC